AACTTTTATGCTGCCGGCGAATATGAAACAGCAGAAGATCGCAATACCAAAGCAGACAGTTATACTACAGGAGTTACTCTTGGATACAAGGACGGCCCGTGGCAGTATTCTGCTAAGGTAAGTTCTGGACAAGCAGAGTGGGGTAATGGTTCTATTACTAACCGATACGAAGGTCGTGTAAAACACACCTGGTCAGTGATGAATGTCAAGCCTTACTTAGGGATTCGGTTAGGAGAAACTGTTAAGTCTACAACCAACTACAGCTACTATGCTGTTGATACAGGAGTTGTAGTTCCTGTAACAGATAAGGTTGATGTAGATTTAAGTTATCGTTATCGTAATGCTTTTGACACAGCTAACGACTTTGAAACAAATCGTTACGGTGTTGAAGGTAAAATTAAACTTACTGATAAGGACAGTTTAGGACTGAGATACGCCCAAAGTTACGGCGACTCGGATTCTAACAGTTGGAGATTACAGTACACTCGAAGTTTCTAAACTAAGTTTTTCATCACCTAGTTTACTTACAGCGGCTAACAGCATATCTGTTACGCCGCTGTTTCTTAGAGTTTTAAAGACTAAATTAGGTGTACCCATTTCGCCTTCTTTATCAAGACCAATTTTTCTGTAAGTCCATAATAGGTCTTTAGCTTGTTTAATTTGTTCTAAATCTTTAGTAGCAAGCCTTGTAGTAAGAAAAATCATCCAAGCTAGGCATATTCTTTTTATTTTATCAACGTCAGCTTCTCTAGTAATCGGCTCTGGCTTTTTAATCCAGTTATCTTTGAGTAAACTGTATGTTGAGCTAACTGCGGGCTTGTTAACATCTTCTGCGTATAATTCAACAGGAATGCCGTGAATATCAATATCGTGTTCTTCTCGCCATAAATCACGCTTGGTTTTAAACAGTTCATCTACAGCCATGTCACATTCTACAGAAGAATAATCTACAATTAAGTGTAGGTCAATATCTGAATGTTTGCTGTAATTATAGTTTGCTTGACTTCCAGAAATAACAACATCAATTATTGGTGTGTCTATGGACAAGAATTCGTAGTATGCTTTTGCTATTTTAAGCAACGCTACGTGTACGTCCTTTTTAAGTTTATTGTTTTCCCAGAGTACAGGATTTAATGTACTGTGAGTTTTTCCGGGCTGTTCAAAATGATCCATAGTGTGGTATTTATCTTGTTAAATATCGTTATGAGTTCCATTGAGTTCCTTACAGGAAAAATATTAGTAGCACCCCCTCGCAATAATGAAGGCCACTTTTCTAAAACGGTCATTTTAGTGGCCCAGCACGGATTAAGCGGTGCTTGGGGTGTAGTGATGAATAGACAGGCAAAAACCGTCAATATGCAAGCAATAATGAACGCTGCAGGTATCGAATACGGCGGAAACGAGACTGTTTATGTCGGTGGGCCTGTTGAGCCTACTAGAGTACATGTTGTACACACTTTAGACTGGACGAGTTCAAGTACATTAAAAATTACTGAAGACTTAGGAATTACCGGAGATATATCAGTTCTTGCCGCAATTAGTCAAGGGCAAGGCCCACAACTGTATCGAGCAGGTATAGGACTAGCAGTATGGTCAGCAGGGCAGTTAGATGGAGAAATGAGCGGCTTAGACCCTTGGTCGCCAAATCATCAATGGCTAACAACCGACTCAAATATCGAACTGTGTTTAACGGGCGGTGGTGAAGAGCAGTGGCAGCGGGCGATCCATCAATGTGTTAATCAAAAGATCTCCCAACTGTTTTAATCTTTTTCTGAATTTAAATTCGCTAGTAGTTCTCTAATCTTACTAGTTGTTCCAGCAGTTTTAATCTTACCTACACTAATTCCTTCTGTAGGATCTGAAGTTCTAATTTCCCCTGTATCTTTATCAACTACTGTACTGGTCTTTTTAAGACCTTCATATACACTGGTCTTTGGAGCAGAACTATATCCTTCATCTTCACCTAGATCACTAATTTTTAGTGTATCCAAGTTAAACTCTAAATCAACTTTTTGTCCTACACCAGAACTAGAACGTGTCTTCATAAACTGGATTTGATAGCGTCCACGTTCCTTCATAGCACGACTTGTAAAGATACCAATCACATTATCAGCAGTTTGAATCTTTGACAAGCCACCTGAAATATGACTGTGGTCAAATTCAATTTCTTCAACTGCCGCACGATTCAACTGACTAGCAGTTACAACGATAGCCTGTGTCTCCATTGCTAAGTTACGCAACTCTTCTGACACATATTTGTCTTTAACAAACAAGTCACTTGGACTAACTTTAACACTCATAGGCATCATCAAGTCCAAATAGTCAATTAGCAAAATGTCTGGTTTGAAGCCTTTCTTTACCTGATATTCTTTCAAGTAAGATCTAATATCGTTTGCGTTCTTACCACTTGGCATGTACTTGATCTGGATGCTTCCTGATTTCTTACCTGCCATTTTAACTTTTAATTCAACATCATCTAAGTTGCGGAAGACTTCACGAGTTGGAATGTTAGTAAGCATACTATCCATACGCATGGCCACCAAATTTTCACTCAACTCAAATGTTAGATATAAAACATTAAGACCATTTAGTGCCCAGTTACATCCTAGGTTAGCAAGGAATAGTGACTTACCACCACCTGATGCCGCACACCAAATGTTAAGTTCACCTCGGTTAAAGCCGCCATACAATTTCTTGTCAACTGTCGGCCAACCTGTGGAAATTTGACCATTTGAGTTCTTCAATGCTTCCAGTCGAGCTCGAGGATCTTCAAAGTAATCAGTACCCATGTCCTTCTGTAAACTGATCTGTACAGCGTCTTTGATCATTTTTTCAACAGGACCGTAGTCGCCCTTCTCAAGCAGATCAGCACTCTTCAAAATTGCCCTCTCAAGCCCCTTGTGACGTGAAAATTGTTCAAATTCATTCATCAACCAGGAGTAGTTCTCCTGTGGCAAGTTCGCAGGATTCAAGTCAATACTACAACTAGCATTCACAATCTGCGCTTCAGGCATTACTTTATATTCATTAACATACTCAGTAATAAATTTTGCTGTTTCTTGTAATTTTCTGTCAAAATTTTCAGGATCAAAGATGTTTTGACAGCGGACAAAGGTTTCCGCATCACTCATAAACATCTCAAGATACAGTCGTTGGATATCGTAACTATAATTAGGTACTACATGTTTCTCGTTATTCTGCGCCATTTTCTATTTTCTTCTTTAACATAGTTATTTTTATCTGATTATGCTCTCGGTACTGTAAAATTGTGGAAAGTACATAAATTCTTCCATATTTTTTCACAGCATCAGCAACGTCTTTTACATCACTTCCCCAGTCGGGCAAGCTAACTGACCATCCAGCTTCTATCGCTTTTTCAATTAGCACACATCCTGGTTTGTCATTATCGGGTACAACAATGACTTCACAGCCTAATGCGTTGATACGCATAGTTTGTGTCTCATTGGGGTCATTATGCATGATAGCACATCCATCTATAGCGATAGCATCAATCTGACCTTCAACTACAATGACAAATTTTCGGTCATCTGTTTGTTTATCTAAGTTAAACACATAGCCCGGTTGTGCTGTGGTCAAATATTTTGGTGTGCCGTCTGTTATTTTTCTACCTGTCCAGCCAACTACTCGATTTTCATGAAAAAATGGAATAATTACGCGGTCTCGATAACCACTTTCAGCACTCCACATCCATGGATACCAATCTAAACTCATACCTCGATCTAAAATATAAGTCGCAACTGCTAATAAGTCAGGATCTTCGCAACCCTCACGTACCCATTCATCAATAGTGAGACAATCTTTAGGTAATTGGCGTGTTTCGAGGTCAAAATTAGCAGGTTTCTGAACCAAAACCTGTTCATCTTTGTGTTTTATTGCCTCTAATGACATCTTCTTGATATCATCGTCGGGTACACTTAGCCAAGCAAGTAGGTTGCGTGTGTTCTTACTCAACAACTTGCCAGGAGTCCATCCTGCTTTGAAGTTACAGTTAAAACAATGGTATTGGAACCCATCATTTTTGAACATTATACCACCACGTTTACGTGTATCACGCTTTTCACCATTATTGTGACAACATATGGCATTGAATGATTCCCATCCGCTGGGCGTCATCTTACGCTTTGGAGGTAAGAACGCTTGTATAGTTGCCTGTATGAGATTCATACAGTTATTTTAACTTCTATATTGGATTTGGTCAATGAATCCGTTGGGGAATTTGTTCGTTCCTGAGCCAACGGGGAAGCCAGATGGGTAATAGTTTGAATTGAAGCCGTCTGGTGATGGTTTTACAACCAATTTAACTGCGGTATAACCACTGCCTAGTTCTAGTTCTTCGATTGAAGTGGTTTGAGTAGCATAGGTCCAAGTATTAATTGTAAATTCTTGACTATTGGCGCTACCAATAGTGCTAGGACTGTTATCCAGCGTTCCTAAGGCAGTAATAGTACCTTTAAAACCAGCCAATGTAACTACGGCTGTGGATGTACTAGATGTTGTGGCTAATCTAGTAACTGGTCTTAACCAACCTGTCGAAAAGAAAAAGCCCATACTACCAAATGTACGATCGTACGCTCGACTAGTTTCTAATGTCTTAGTGTCAACAGTTTGGATAGGGTACCCAATAGGGAATCCTTCTTCAACAATTTCAATGTCTCCGGAAATTCCGTAATAAGTGTTCGAATAAGCGGGGGTATATGTACCATCATCGTTCTCTTGTTTAACAACAAACTTATAGTTACCAGCTGTAAGTTGGATTGTGTCCTCTGGATCAAACCTAGCAACAGCAACACCTTTACTTGTAATGGTTGTATCTGTGCCTACAGTTTCCTGTATGTTTAACGGCTTGCTAAGAAATAATTGACGATTGTCATTGCCAATAATATCCATGAAAAATGTGCCGTTCGAAATTGATACGGGCTTTTGGTCAGAGTTCTTAAATTGGATTTGTATAGTATCCGTGAACCCTTTCTGAATTTTAATCTTACGCTGGTACATAATCTTATGGATTCTCCTATTTTGATCCAAATCCAATATTACCTCTAGTAAATTGGGGTATAAATAGACTGGTAACTTGTTCATAATACATATTTATGCAATAGATGAAACCATTGAAAAACGAAGAATTCCAACAAACTTTCCCTTTTATAACCTGTATCCGCTGTGTCGACGAAGAATACGTTGGCATTGTCATTAACTACGACTTACAGGTTACAAGCATCTACGACTTCGGAATTCTGCGTACTGAAGCTGACAAACAACGATTTTTAGAACTAGGCGAAATTTGGTGGTGGGAATCAAATCGCAAGATTCCTATTAATATTTTCTTAAAACAAGACATGACTGCTTTCCGTCCTATAATTAAGACATTCAATAGTAAGGACGTTACTATTGTTTTTGGACCAACAGTTAATCTAAGCGATATCGCAGAAAAGCGTGTAAAACGCAAATCTATTCAACTTGTTAAAAACCCTAAGAATATCCGTGGCTAACATCTTCACAGATTAAATTCATCTGTACAACAATAGCAACAGCATACGCAACAGCGTGAGCCTTCTTAAAGTAATAATCGTCAGTCGTTGGTTTCGTCCATACTTCGTTGAGTACTTCTTCCCAAGGTCTCCCTAACAAGTACTTCTTTGCGGGTCGAATGATTGCTAGACAAGCCGCGAGCTGTTCTATATTTTTTGGTTTCATCTTCCTCAATACGTGCCCGTGTCCATTCACGTGAAAGAGTAGATTCGTAAATTCGTCCTGTTCCAATAGATCCCATAGCGGTTCAATCTCCATTAATTTTTTAAGATGTTCTTCATTATTAACGCCTGAGTAAATGTTTACGTTTAAAAAGTCTATCTTAAAATAACCTCTAGCTTCAGCTGATTTATATTCGATACTGCTTAACCCTGTTAACGGATTGTACGGAATAGAATGACAATATACGCCAGTATTGTGTTTCTTAGAAGTATCAATTGCCGCAGGGACATGCTTGATAACATCAAGTACTTTTGATCTATCAGCAAAGTCTATATCAATATCCGGCATAATCGCCTCCACACATTTTTAACAACATTTGATAACGTTCATAGGCTAGTTTAACAGCAGGCACGTTATCACGTATTTCCATTTCTTTGTAACTCTGTTCAGGAATCGCACTTAAAAAATCATCTAACTTATAAATCGGAATATGAATAGCAACAGCATCTACTGTTTCAACTTTGTAATCAATTATTGGGTCGTTATAACTACTCCAATTATCTACACGTTCTCTACGTTCTCTTCTATAAAATTTTCTATCACTACGATCTGGTACAGCGTCAAATGCTTTACAAAAATCTTGTAACGGTCGTGATAAGCCCAATGGTTTACTCAATTCCGCTCTCCTTACAAATTTCTTTAACTAGGGAAACATCTGCTGACTTAGATTTGAAATGCTTTGTCCAATAAACTAAATCTAATGCTGGCTCAATCATTGCCAGCTGATCATCGTTAAAATTTGACAACATTGTTTTGCCTGATTTACAGTTAAGCATTACCCACGCACTAATTTTTCCGTTACGTATGTCATGTACCGCACGATTGAAGTTGGCATAGTTAAAATAATGATACCATTGAGCACCACTTGAGTCGCCCCATTCCATCATTGAAGTGATAGTGCGCTGTACTGCGGATTCAACCGGTTCGACTTTTAGCATCTCGTATAGGTACTGTTCATATAGTGCGTCACGGCACCAGTGATCTAATTTAACACCACTCTTAATTACAAAGTCGATAAACTTTTCTGGATATATTGGATTGACGTTATTTAGAAAACTACCAAATTTTACAAAGGCATTGTAATAGGATGTGCGACAAAACTCATCATATGTCTTTGGCTTCTTAGCATTTTGTGTAAGTTGAAAAAATCTATTAAACGCAGTAAATCCTGTCTGTACTCGCTTTTCATCCTTTTGAAGAGCACGGCGTTTTTGTTCGCACATATGGGCAACCAACGTTTTTTCTTTCATAAACGCCTTGCTACAATGTACACAACTAAAAGGTTGTTCTTCTAATTTAAGCATCATTCCGTATAGGTGCCATTTAACTTTCTTGCCAGTACTAACGCATAGGCCCAATGCTGTTCGGGTGTTGGAAAATCACCGTTGACATAGAGTCGCACGTCATGAGAGAAGTCGTTATCTTCAAGATAAACTTTGCCGTCCTTAGTAACAGCAACAGTCCACAACCCTGTCTTCATTCGTAGTCTTTCCTCTGCTTCTTATCGAAGCCCAACTTATCAAATAGTTCTTCTTTGTCGTCTTTTGACATCAATTTAGCCTGTAGTTTAATATCAGACAGCTTCATCGCCGGATACATTTCAGCTAATAGCTTTTCAATCTTTACAGCCTTTTCTTTTGTACCAGCTTTAAGATAAGGATGATATGTTTTAATTCCAGCACCGCAACTAGCAAACAATTTCCACAACAATGCCTTGTGATTTTTGCTCAACGACCAATGATCTTTGTTAACTAACTCGTTTGTTCTTTCAACAAACCATTCTTGTAGTTCAGTATCTCCGTCACAGTTTGATACATACCTCATTAAAATATAAGGACTAAATTCTTTCTTTTCCTCAGGCGACAACTTGTCATAGAAATCAAAATTTCTAAGATCAACTGCGGCTAATTCTCGTTTAATATCTAGTGCCATTATACTGGATGCCAATCTGGTGGTTGTTGTTTATCTTTACTCAAGTGATATATTATTTTAACACGTTCTATGGCCGCTTGTAAAGCAGGATTGTTCTTTGCTTCTCGTCGAATGTCGCCCCATAACTTATCTTCCATGATGTGATCATGTAACGGTTTACCATCATTAGTACGTGGATCAAAATTTGGATCGTCCTTATCGTAATCCCAACCAACTACTTGTCGATTATTTGGATGATCGCCAAACTCTCTAGCATAGACTACTCTGCCTACCCGTTCATGAATTAACGGTACACCAGTTTTAAGTTTTCCCATATTATAAATTAGAAATTTGTCGTTTGATACGCTCTATGTCATCACGAATGTTGAGTTTTTGTTTTTTTAACTTTTCAACTTTGAAATCATCAGTATGGTGTTCATACAAATCTTTGATTTCTTTATCCAACATATCGTGTTGTTCTTGTAAATGCTTAATATGATGCTCAAGTTTTTGTCTATCTAACATGTTTTCTCCTTACCAACATTTTGTATAGTTTACAATCTCACTTTGACGACTAACTTCTTTTACAAAATACGCACAGACTGGTTTTTCACCAGGATGAAGCGGAGTACACAATAACTGTCCAGGCTTCATTTTAGGAAAATACCATTTAACATCTTGGTAGACGTTAATAATATCAATATCGTAAAATTCAGGACGGAATGAACTCAACGGGTTAAAAGTAAATGTCCTAAATCCTCGATCATTTAAACTTGTTAGGGGTAGTACTTCCATTTCTGGCCCAGTTGGGTCGCCAACAATAGTACACCAGTCTAACGGCATTGTAACTTCATAAGGTCCAATTTTTAATACTACCGCAGGTCCTGTAAATGACTCTAAGAAAATCAAAGGAAGATAAAAATAGTCTGGATTATTATTATCTGAATTATCCATTACAGCGTAACGTAGATCCTCATCGACCTCTTCTGGAAGATCGTTTAGATAAAACGTTTGATTCTCTAGTGTTAGTATTTGCATTATTATATTTTAACCTTTTCAATTGTAAATGGGTATTTCGCATCTTTATAGAATTTCTTACGTTCTGTTAAATGTCTTTTCGCGTACTTGGAACTTGCTGTGAGGTCCCATATTTGGACAAAGTCCTTGTCTTCTGCTTTTCTAATACCTCGCCCAATACTCTGTATAACTCGGAC